GCCAAATCATCTTTAATAACATTCACCAAATTGTTACCACTCATGGCAACACCCGCTGGATCCTTTGTCTCTGTGTCACCGTCTTGTTTTGGAACACTTTGGTCTCCAGATGCACCAATCGCGATTGATGCCTTTGAAACTATCGAAACGTCTGCGGTTACGGATAAATCTGGATTAAAAGACCAATTAAAGTTATAAACGATTCCTGTAAAATTTAATTTACAAGCGGACGCCTCGGCGGCAAATACACTCCATCCAAACGATACGGAAACTTCTTTTCCAGGGGTGAAGAATGCCTTTTCAATGCCATCCATAACAAATCCGTTTGTTGTAATTTTTGGGTAAAATACAAAACTAAATTTACCTTTTAACAAAGAACCTATCGTTCCTTCATTAGATAATTCTATCGAAGTCAATAATGGTTTGTTTGGAACATTTCTTTGTGCATTGTATAACGTCAACTTACCCTCACGGTCAGACATAACATTCGTCCACGGAACTCCTAGGACAATACCGCCTTCGCCTTTTATTCGACCAAATGCAACTTTCTGATAAGACCATGCAACATTGCGTGGGTATGCCTTACCAACACCACGAACTCTCCTACCATAGTAATCGGCACGTGTATTTAATTCAATTCTAACTTCCGAATCAACTTCTCTGTAAAACGGGTTTACATATTTCAATCCTTCTACCGGCATTATCTTTCCTCGTTAAAGTTAGTTATAAGTGTTTGTATTCCACTATATTCGGTATAGTATGGTATTCTAATTATTTTACCCGGCGGTACACTCATACTGCCTTTTCCAAGAAAATTGGCTCTTGCTATAACAAACCAAAATGATTCATCACCATAATATTCTTTGGCAAGTAAATCCAAACGGTCTCCCTCCTGTGAAATTATCATGGTATCATCCGGTGTACTAAAATCTGGATACATAACTGAAGATAATCTTCTAACTGTCTTAATTGTACCGTCGGATTCTACCTTTCTTGCATTTGGGAATATGTGTCCGTAAGTATATCTGTTTCCCATAATTATCTCCTATTTCTATTAATTTTGACCAGGTGTACCGGGCATAGATTGTGGTGAATCTTCAAACTTACCATCCAACGGTTTATTTTCATCACCGGGTGGTATAGTCAAATTGTATTTGTTTTGGTCGCCATCTATACCCATATCATCAAATGTTTTAAAATAATTTACTTTAGTGTTATCTATTGGTATTAAACCATTTTCCAAACTATCTCCGTTTTTATCATCGTACAACGAATACATCACACCTCTGAACTCTGGTCTGTACACACCAACCGGAACAAACTCACAAGAAACTTGAATATTTTTTGGTAATTGCAATGCACCCGGCGTGGATAAATCTTTATTAGCGCCATCCATTCTTTGATCCTCATACAAATGTGCAGTTTCCCAATATCCATTTGAGTTATCAAATGTATATGATAAATTACTTATGTAACCAGGCATTTTTCTATAAAGATTACCGATATTCAATCTAATCATAGGTGCCCGCATAAATCCGGCTTTCGTGTATTCTGGTGCCGTCCATGAGGATAGATAGTTCAATTTTCTCCAACTTGCCTTCATTTCATCACGTGAACCGATATGAACCGTGAATCCAAACGATATTGAACGTTCATATCCCTGATATGTGTATAAAGGATCCGCCCGTCCCATATACTTAACAGAGTTCCAACTTGGTTTATGATTATCAGTTATACTATCAAACGTTGCACGGAATACTATAACTTCGGCAGGACAATAATTATGTCCACTCAATACAAGACTTGAGAAATAAAATTCAACTAAATCTTTAGAACCTGGTAAAGAGTTGTCATTGTATGCTCCTTGTTCATATACCAAGTTGTGTGATATATCAAAATTTGCCCGTTTATAGTCTATGATATTTATACGGTCTCCCCTAAATTCAGAATCTGGTTTTAATTTAGGAACAGAATATGTCTGAAATTTCTTAGCCTCTGCGTCGTTGGTGGCACTTCCCGCTAATTTATTTATACCTTTCTCAGATTTACTATAAACAACATTACTATTATATGGGATATTACGTTGTGCACCGGGTTTTCCATATTTACCCAACCCGAAATAATTTTCAAGATTTCTAGTATCATATCTTGCGATTCCAGGATGTGTTATAAATGATTCGGAACCACTTGATTCTAAATCATGTCTGAAATCATTAAATAGAGCCGATCTACCGGAGATTCCCGGCTTTACCTTTTGAAGTTTATTGTAAGCAAGTGTTCTATATTTCTTTATAGGATCGGAATCCGAATCTATTATTTTACTGTCTGGACCACGATATAATTCACTTCCTTCCTTTTTTGCAGAGTAATTGTTTCGTACACTTATTCTATCTACTATGTTCTCATATCTTGGTTCAAATGTACTCGAATTTACGATTCTGGTTTTTGTGTCTTTTTGTAATTCGAGGGTTTCGTTTAAATCCGAAGGTGAAGTGTTAACCGCCGGATTTTCAGGTCCAGATTCTAGTAATCCAATTAAGGCCTCTAATATACCCTTATATTGTGAATTACTATCTATTATACTATCACGATAAGTACGTGATGCCGCGTAAAATGTATCTCTCTTAGCTGATTCTAAATAAGAGGTTTCACTTGATTCATTGAATAACATAGGACTTGTGGTATATGATCCCAAATAAGGATGTGATGCCCTATTGATTTTTGTCCCGCCAATTCCGAGAAATGAATTTGGTCCACCGAAATTTGAAGAAACTCGATTCATCACCGAAGAACCTCGTAAGAAATTAAGAAGGTTCATTGAGCCAAAAAATTGGGGTTTCGGCCTAGTAGATGGTTTAAATGAACTTGGCAATAATTCTTTCATCAATCCAATCAATCTATTGTAACCACCTGGATCATTGTTTATAATACTTGGCGACGGTAGTCTATCAAAACTTGTATAATTTGGATCAGTAAATCTTTCTTTTAATTCCCTGTTTACAGTTGATGTTCCATACTTGTTTAAGTAATCAGAATCCAACGGATTTATACCATGTCTTGCGTAATGACCACCGGCACGTGCAGTTGCAACGTTTCCAATCAATGATAATGGATTGTATAACAAAGTAGAGGATATTCCCAAAACCCCGTTTGTAAATATTTTAGGGTCAACATCTACGACCGGATTCATCGCCTGTAAACCGAGTTGTTTGATGTTGAATAATGCACCCTTTGCACTTAATGTGAATTTACCAATACGAACCACGTCTTGTAGTATTCTTTCCGCTTGAGTTGTTGTACCACCACGTATAATACCATCATCAAATGTTACACCAAATCCCCATCGTTGATTCTCAACTTCACCCACACGTTGAATACCACGAACAACATACGGTTGATTGAATACAGCAACTTCTCTGTTAACCGATTCATCTTGTAGTTTATATTTGGAATACTGATCATCGAGTGGAGAAGGTGAACGACGTGTGATTGCCCACTTTGTAAGATACCCAAGTTTTTCGGTGGTATCTTTCATTGAACGTTCATACTTGTTAGTGTATGACCCAGCTGGTGCCTTTGTTTTTAAATTAGGTATTTGTGAATCTAATGTTGAAAATAAAGTTCCATTTGCCCACGGTCTCTTTCCAAGAGAAAGTGGTGCATAATTTTCGAGTTCCCCTGTTTTTAAATTTGCAGGATTTTCTGAACGTACTATTGAAATTTGTGTTCGTGCATCCAGGTTGTAGTCAAACTTTAATTTTGGATTTATGATTGGAAATAATGTACCATCAAATGTACTCATGTTCACCATAAATCCTGTACGTTCTTGTGGTCTATATCCAAAGAACGTGGTGTACGGAATATTTTTTACAGCAGACTTTTTGTTAGAACTTTCTGCAGATAGGCTCGATAATTTATCAGAATACTTCGTTGATGTCTTATCAATAAAGAATGTATCGAATCCGGATATACCCGATGAATTTTGAGCCGGTATTTTAAAGAAATCCACAGATGGTGCATCACCCCTTGAACCAACCCATGTAAATTTACTTTGTTTTTCTGCATACTCCGTTTTTAAATGTTGCATCAAATTTACAAACCCGTTTGCATATTGATTGCCAATATAATCAACACTCGGTGCGGAAGAACGATTACCTTTAAATGTATATCTACTACTTTCAGTCTTATAGTTAGTTTCGTTTTTATTTACTTTAATAGTAAACCCGTCAACATTATTGTTTGTGAAAAAATCAACCGGATTTGGAGTTGTTCCTTTGAATGCAAATCTACTAATATCGCTCACATACTTAGATTCTAATATGGGTATTTTAATTGTAAATCCAGACGAATTTGTATTTGAAAAGAAATCCACAGGATCTGGTTGTGAACCTTTAAACGTAAATTCTGAAATATCACGGACATATTCGGATTTTAATTTTTGTGCAAATGTTTTAAATCCTGAGTTATATCTATCCTGAAAGAAATTAGTTGTTGGTGCAGATGTTGTTGTACCATCCCAATCAAATTTAGACGCACCCTTCACATACTTACTGTCATATAGTTCAGCCAGTTTATGAAATCCCTTTGTGGTAACTTTCCCACTAATATCGAAGTAATTTACTTCCGGTGCATTTGTTCTACCACCATCCCAATCAAATCTTGATGATTCCGGCACATACTTCGTATCATATAATTCGGCCAGTCTATGGAATCCGTTAGTAGTAAATTTCCCACTAATATCAAAGTAGTTTACTTCCGGAGATGAATTTCTGTTACCATCCCAATCAAATCTTGATGATTCCGGTACATACTTTGTATCATATATTTGAGCGAATGTATGAAACCCGATAGATGTGTTTTTACCACCAATATCGAAATAGTTTACAGATGGTGCGTCGTTTCGATTACCATCCCAATCAAAACGAGAAGACTCGTGGGCATATTTAGTATCATATATTTGAGCAAGTCTATGGAAACCAGCTGTTGTATTTTTTGCAGTTAAATCAAAGTAATTAACTTCGGGTGCAGATTCCCTATTACCATCCCAATCAAACAAGGATGATTCTGGTACATACTTTGTATCATAGAGTTGTGCAAATCTATGGAAACCAGCTGTTGTATTTTTTGCAGTTAAATCAAAGTAATTAACTTCTGGTGCATTTATTTTAGTACCATCCCAATCCAACAGAGATGATTCTGGCACATACTTTGTATCGTAGAGTTGTGCAAATGTATGGAATCCCGTTGTTGTATTTTTTGCAGTTACGTCAAAATAATTAACGTTTGGTGCAGATTCTCTATTACCATCCCAATCGAATAAAGACGATTCGGGGATAAATTTTGTGTCATATACTTGTGCAAATTTATGAAATCCCATATTAGTGTTTTTACCACTTATATCGAAGTAATTAACTTCTGGTGCAGATTCCCTACTACCGTCCCAGTTAAACAATGAAGAATCTGAAACGTACTTTGTATCGTACATTTTAGCAAACTTATGAAATCCTATTGTTGTGTTTTTAGACTCTTTATCGAAATAGTTTGTTTCCGGTGCATTCGTTCTACCACCCGGCCATGTAAATGTGGAGGCATCCGGTTGGTATGCAGTTTTCATTATTGTTGTAAACTTCTCAAATCCTTCCGATGTATATTTTTTAACAGAATCGAAAAAATCTACTTGTGGTGTAGATGTAAACCCAAATTTAGAACTATTTGTATTGTAAAGAGTTTCACCTATATTTGCAAATTTCGTAAACCCCTTTCCATTGACATCCACCATAAAATTTGTCACCGGTGCTGCATTTCCAGTTCCTTTCCATACGAAGGATGAACTTTCTTTATATTGTGATTCACCGCGTTTTGCATTCACAATAAAACCAGTTGCATTATCGTCTTTAAAGAAGTTTACCGATTGAGTACCAACGATAGATAATTTTGACTTATTGGGATTTTCATTTCTACCATACGGTATTGTTTTAATTACAGAATCTAAATTTAATCTAGAATTATCTTTTAATTGACCCGAAGTGCCATCATATCGTTGGGTGTCTTTCTTTTCACGTATTTCTTTCTTCACCAGTTTAGATTCGGAAATAAATCTAATAGTTTTACCCGATGGATTTAATTTACTTTCATCTTCTAAATGAAATATTCCATTTTCTATTTTTATAATATCTGTGTTTGGGTTTACAACTAAACCCTGTTTAATAGTCTGTGTTGATATTATGGGAGATTGAGATGCCCTATCAAATGATAAAGATTTGCGTAATATATCAATATTTGGATTTTGAATATTATCACTTGTGTCATTTTTTTTAATAACAATCAAAGGACTGGATTTTTTTCTATCGAATGTTAACGGTATGGTATTAATGACAATATTTGGATTTTCTACATTATCACTTGAATCGTTTAGATTTTTAGTTATAACCGGCGATGTTTTTGTTCTATCCAACGAAAGAGGTGGTGTAGTTATTGTTATATTTGGATTTTGTATATTGTCACTTGAATCGTTTGGATTTAAAACTATATCAACCGGGGATGTTGTATTTTTATCACCGGTTGGTTTTAAAATAACAACATTAGATTTGTATAAGTTACTGACAAATTCTTTTTGTTGTATTTTATTAAAACGGGATTCAACTTCAGATGTTTGAACATTACGAAGAGAATCCTCTGAATATGACCGATTAATAGATGAATACTTAGAAACAGAATTTATTAGAAGATTTTGACGTGCAAAGTTTACTATATCATCCGTTTTAATTGATGATAGTTTTGTTTCCAGCGGTTTAACGGAGTCCAATTTTTTAATTGCAGGTGATAAGGAAGACACCCTTTCTGTTATAGGTTGGAATGTTGCAAAGTTTTTATTGTTCGTTGCCTTCGATGATTCCGGTGTATTTTTTTCTTCACGGGAAATTTGTGAACGAAATCTTGATAAGTCCGATGATAAGTCTAATAATGCCATTGTAATTACCTATTGTTTACAATAAATATAAAAAAGTTGGATTATTAGATGGATCTACCATACGTATTATCTATTCCAATATTATAAGCCTTTTTAAAATTTAATGCAGATTTAAATTCCTCAACGGTTTTTTCTCCAAATTTAATAACAGTTGGTTGTGCCGCTGCCTGACTAAATAACGATATGAGGGTATCTAATTTTTTCTCAACATTAGCCATATTAGTGCCGGAAGTTGCAGACGATACATTTACACTTGCAGGAGAAGATGTGACGGGTGAGGTGGATTGTTTTTCGTTTGAACCAAATATACTACCAACAAAATTCGTCAACCCACCAACTACCGTTGTTCCTAAATCGGATATTGCAGAGGATGTTTGTGCTTCTTTCAATTTTTCTATCTTTGAAATCATCTCATCTATTTTATCCAAATTTAATCCACCAGAAATATTTGAGAATGTTTGTATTGCCTGTCCTAATGAAAGTATCGCCTTTGCAACAGAGTCAAGACCCTTTGCATCGATAGTGGCAAATCTATTAAATTTTGCCACAGGATCTTCATCAAATAATTTTCCAAGAGCACCACCGAGGCCTGCTATAAAACTACCACCACCAAATGTTGCAAGAGCACCTGATATTGCGGTTATTCCAAGTGCAACTCCCAATAAGGTAGTTGGATTTAGACTACCAAGTTTAACGAAAGAATCAATGATAGTTGTTATGCCACCTGTAAATGCACTTATTACATTTACTATTACCTGTCCGGCTGCGGCAATAATACCGACTACACCTTTAAATAATGTTTCAAAAACCGGTATGGCTATTACGGCGGCTTTTGCAAATTCTTGCATCGCCTTACCCATGACATACATCGCCCCTGATAATATCACCATGGCAGCGGCACCGGCAATAATTGCAACCGTACCAACTCCCGATGACATTAGTGTTCCGAGACCAACTACTGCCAATACAAGTGCACCTAGCGTGACAATTCCCATCATCACACCTTCCCAACTTACACCAGTTGAAAATTGTTGCATCGCCTTTGCAGCAACATATAGTGCCGCCGATACTATCAGTAGTGCGGCAGCACCGGCTAACATTTTCTTCGGATCCATTTTTTCAAAAAAATCATTAAATCCACCGGCACGTTTTCCTGGACCATCCGGTATTGGTGCCTTATTCGCCACACCCAATCCTTTTTCGGTAAGACCACTCCCGGCTTTTCCCCCAACTAATTTATTTGCAACATCACCGAGTGGTCCTTTAACTTTTGACACCAATGTTTTACCCAAATCAGCTGCCTTATCTTTCAGTAGATCCATTCCTTTTCCAAGTAAAGCTTTACCGGCGAATAACCCACCGATTGAGGTTACGATTCCAAGAAGACTTCCAAATCCAGAAAGTAACGGTTTAACTTTATCAGTTGTTTGTTCTACACCGTCTGTAACCTTACCCGTTGCGTTTGCAAGGTGTTCGGTTGATTCTCCGGTTGACGAAAATGCACCGGCTATCCAAGATAGTGGTTTAATTAAATACCCAATCAAAGATGCAATCAGTTTCATACCAGGTACTAACATTTTTATAGTCCCACCAACTACATTTAATATACCATCCATAGCAGCGGCACCTTCTTCGCCGTTCATAAATGCATCCACAACATCCATTATCGGTGTTACAAGTTTAACCGCCAATTCTTGTATTCGTTTCATTAGGTCTGCCATCGAGGCCTGTGTTTCTTCCGATTTCTTTTCCGCTACCAATTTTTCAAGATACGCCTTTTTATTTTTATCATTTGTACCGGCGGCAAGTGATGCAAGGTCTGCAGCATTTTTTGATTGTAATTTTTGTAACTCAGCCTGAGATAATCCGGCTTTATTTAACTCCTCTTGTTTTCCAAGCATTTCGGCCATCTGGTCTACTTCCATACCGGCGGCTTTGGCGAGTGCTTCCTTCTGTAATACGTTCATGTTATTGAAGTCCTGCATAGAACCCGCGGCCTTTAATAACTCGTTTGCCACTCCTTCTTGATCACCATTTAAAGCAGCGGCACGCATACCATCAAGATTAATATTCTTCCCTATAATAGCACGTGCCTCCATTTCATCTTGCAGGGATTGTTCTATATCGAGACTTTTTCTACCAATGTCAGCGATTTGTTTCATATTCATACCAAGAGCCTTTGCATGGATTGCCGTTTTTATCATTGCCTCTGGCATCTTAGACATAGATGATACAACACTTTTTGGAATACCGGCAAGTATCTTCATAGATTCTTTTGCAGAAAAAATACCGTTTCCAAGTTTAGTTGCCATCATTGACATTTCACCGACTGATTTTCCGGTTATGGCAGCTATGTTGTTAAGATTACCGGCTTCTTCACCACTTAATCCAAATTTTTCAGTAAGAATTGTTGTATCTTTTACCATCTGTTGAACTGCCGCATTTCCACTATTAAATGCACCTGTTAAATCTAAACCACCAAGATTTTCACTAGCAGTTTTTAATCCCTTGGCAACTTCTTCAGAATGAATACCCGTTATTCTTAATTCATCTGCAACATCGTGTGCAGTGTGATGTAATTCTTTCGCCTCATCTTTACTTATGCCAAAGTCTTTACCGAGTTGTGATACTTCTTTATCCGCCTCTAAAAATGTATGAATTAAAGAAGTTGCAAGAGCAAATATTGCACCAATTCCCAACGCCATTCCAAGTTTCGGTGCCATCTTAATAAGTTCAGATAACCCTTTACCCGCTGCTTTAAATCCACCAGCAATTCCTTTTTCCCCACGAACTTCATTGAATACATTTACGATAGAACCGCCGAGTTTCTTTTTAACTTCACTTTGTACTTCATCTAACTTAAATGACTTTATTACTGCCCCCTTCATATCCAATTCAGTCACTTTATCAAAAACGGCAAGAACTTTTTTAGCAGATTCCGAACTTTCCCCCAATGCAGTATTCATAGATTCTGCAGATTTTATCGCCTGTTTATATGACCTAAGCATACCGATTGTTTGTTCGGCTTCTTCACTGGTCATATTATTTCGTTCTTTTTGCAGTTTTTCAAATAATGCGGCATAATCTAATTTTTGTTGGGATAAATCAATAGTCTTATATTCACCGGCTGCCGCTTTATCTACCTGACTAACAATTTCAGTTTGTATGTTATTTAACCCATCGCTAAAAGTTTTTGCTTCTTGGAGATTACGGACATAAGTTGACGATAGAGACCCTTGTTGTTTTAACAGTCCAAGGGATGTTTCTATTCTATTTGAAATATCTTTATTTAATACACTTGAAAAGTTATTATTTATGAGTATTTCTTTTGTTGTTTTAGATTGACTATCCATTAATGCCTTTTGTTTAGTCATAGATTTAATATAATCTTGACCAAACGTTTTCAAATCTTGTTCTTGGTTAATACGTTTATCACGTATTTTTTCCAAATCCTTTTCGGCATCACGTATCTTTCGTTGATTCTGTAATTCCTGCTCTTTTAAATCATTATACTCTTTGGAATTTTTAAGTCCTTTATCATCAAGTTCACGTATCTTTGATTTTACAGAAAGCAATTCCTGTTCGGTAGAAAGAATCTCCGATTGTATTTTCTCTTCAGTTTTTATATTTTCAACTTTTTTTGCCATTTAATTTTAGAAGTCTAACCCAGCCGCTCTTCTCTTCTCTTCTGCTCTTTTACAGGCCTCTGGATATTTCTTACAGTAGTCTTCTATGTTTTTTTCCATGGCAGTATATGATTTATTTAAATCTTCGATTGCACTAACGATTTTTTTATTCTTAGTAAAAACCGACGTTAATATATTAACTTTTCGTTTTGCTATAAAATCCACGATAATGTCTAATAATGTTTTCTTCATAAAATTTTTCTCCAATAAAAAAATAGTCTTCATATCCATAAATATGAAGACTGTGAATTATTTACTAAATCTCGGCGGAGGTGCTGGTTTTTTGGTCATCTCACTTTGTTGTGCTTTATTTTGTTCCATAATTACTTTTGAAACTTGACTAATATAAAATCGTCGGAGATGAATAGGTAAATTATAAACTTCATCCCAAGAAAACCCACCTTTGCCGTAATAACACAAAGAAAATATTTCTTCGTGTAATCCTAATTTATAATCACTGGTTAGGCCAAAAAAAGGAAACACCCATAGGGATTTCCATCTCCTTAACTTCACCGGTAGTATCTGAAACAAAAGTAAACGTCATATCAAGGTCTGGTGACATTTCCTTAATATATGATCGTAAAGCACGTGAATCCATGGCAAACAACTCATTATCCACAAAATTATTTATAGTTGCACGGCCACTTTCACCATCAACTGCAATAATAATGTTTTTTAGTCTTGTGGTTAATTCATTATCAATTCCACTTTTTATACGTGTTTTATTCATAGATTTCATTTCCGCTTGAATTTCTCTTTCAATTTTATGTGTCATTAAACGGAAAGTGACGACCCGCTTTGATTGTGGTAATTCAAAATCAAACTCATTCTTGCGGTGTTCAAATAGAGAGTAATCCACCTCCTTATGTTCTATTTGTGTTAAATCGATAGTAACCTTTTGTTTATTACCCGGTGAAAACGGATCGTCAATTTCAACTACATAATCTTTTCCATATCCTAAAATTCTTGCGGCCACCATAATAGCATTTTTATCCCCAACAAAAAGGTCATTATAATCAATCGGGGTAACAATAAGAGACTCAAACAACTTATCTAATACCACACCCTGTTTAATAAGGTTCTGTGAGGTTAGGATGTCTTCCTCTCTTGCAGTCATATACTTCATTTCAATGATACCTTCCGCGAGTGGATGCCCTTCTGGATAAATTAATCCCTTAGACGGGAGCGGAACCATCTCCGTTGGGAAATTTGTTTTCTTTACTTCTTTTTGTTTATATTGTGATAAGAGTTGTTGCTTAAGGTCAGCATCACTCATTTCAGGTGATTCATACCCGGTTGGTATTTGTGACATAACGTTTTCCTAAATAATGTAACATTTGGTTGTACTAATAAATATGGGTTAGAGTAAATTTTCTATCAAAGTTTTTACTACTTGAAGTCGATTATCTTGAATGTCTGATTCCCAAAATCGGAGAAGGGTGTAGCCGTTGGCTTTTGCCCATTCGTTTTTGATTTGGTCGGTTATCATATTTGATTTTTGTGCGTCATATTTTGGTACTTCAAATTTTGTTCCGGGTTTGCAGTGCCAGAAATCGCCATCCACTTCGATTAAAACATTTTTTCCTTTTATTTTGAAATCATATAACGCCGGTATTTCTGACACATAAAATTGATCATAGTATTCTAGACTAAGAGAATCCATAATCTCCATAAATACCGTTTCTAATTTTGATCTAACTTGAAGGCCGTTCTTTATAATATACCGCATTCTTCTATCACGTTGTTGTATCTTATGCTCTTCGTTTGACCAATATTTTCGTCTATCTTCTGTTATTTTCCTAATGTGTTCTTCCGATTTTTTCTTACCAATCAAACTACGTGATATTTTTTTAGAACGTTCGTTATTCTCGGATATAGACCGTTTCAGTTGATTGGCACGTTCTTTGCCGTAGGCATCTTCCATTGAAATACCTTTATTCCATTGAATCAATTCCCCATTATTAAATTTTTGTTTTCGTGTCTCTCCTGATTTTATTGCACCAGTTGGGGAATAAAATCCACCTGTTGTTCTAACATAATGACCCTGCCTGAAATCATTGAATTTTTCTTCTTTATAGTTCCACGAAACTTGTTCACCACACCCACATTTACATAGTGGCTGTTCGCCACTGTTATAGATAATAATACGAAGTTTATCTTTATCAATTTGATGTGTTATACGTGAGTGACGTGATAAGCCTAAATATGAATCGTATTCAGATTTACAAATGTGACATTTAAATGTTTGCATAATAAAAAACCCTATATTCTTTAGTATTTCTACTAATAAATATAGGGAATTTTTCTAAAACTTCAAAATGATAATGATATTTTTCAATCCAATCTTAAAATCCTAGAACTGGAGGATAGCATAGTCATAACTTAACGTAAGTGAAATTTCAACAAAGTTATCTGTTGACCAATCCATATCACCAAATGTTGTTGCCGTGATAAATGCTCCTTTAAGTGTCCATTCTTCAACTTTGTCACCAACCGGTCCAAGTACGTTGAAGGTTATATCTTTCTTATAGAAGTCAGAGTAACCATCACGTCCTGTTACAGACTCGTGTGATAGACGAACCCACTCCATTACGGCTTGTGCCGCGGATGGTACAATAGGGTCATAAAGTTTAATTGTTACGTCCTGCCATTCACCTTTACCTTTAACTTTACGTTTAACGTTGATGTGGTCGAGTGTAATAGGGTTGAAATTGATGTTAGGTCTGCTTGCACCTTTAATCAAATAAGCAGGAACACCTTCGATGTACATGATAAACCTATTTGCAAGTTTAGGTTCATACGGTGTAAAAAATATTTCAGTAGGGTCGAGTAATTCTGCCATTTATTTCTCCAAGTTTAAATAAAATCTCTATACAATAGTATATTCATAAATATATTGAATCTATTAAATTTTTTTAGTATAATAAAAATATTTTGTGTATATTTATACTATATGAACCAAATTCAACAAAGAAAGATTATTATGAATTGTATAAATTGTAAACTAAGTTTCACTAAGTCTCACTATGAATCAGAACAAATTTGTTCAAGAAGATGTCATGATGAATACATTAAAAGATTAAATACCATTGTAAAATCGTGTCCAATCTGTAATGAAGAATTTAAGTCGGATAGAAGAAAAAACCGTATAGTTTGTAGTAAAGTATGTGCAAATAAATTTCAGCGTACCGCCGAAGTTTTGGAACGAAAACAAATAAAAACTAAAAAGAGTTTAATGGAAAAATATGGAGTAGAACATAACTCACAGATTACTGGATTTCGTGAAAAGGTAAAATCAACAAAACTTAAACGTTATGGCGATTCAAACTATACTAATAAAGAAAAGGCAAAACAAACACTAATAGAGAAATATGGGGATTCGAGTTATAATAATAAAGAAAAAACAAAAAATACCATATTAAAAAAATATGGTGTTGTTTCATTTTCACAGTCTCCACTTTTTAAACAAAGATTGGCGGAAAAATATGGCGTCAATCATCCAATGTTAATTCAAAAAAATAAACAAGCATCCTTTAAAAAAGTATTATCAAAATTAACAGAAGTAACTCCGTTGTTTGATTTTGAAACATACATTGGAATATCACATACGAATAGATATAAATTTAAATGTAATTCATGTGGAAACGAATTTGAATCAAATTTAGATAATGGACATATTCCTATTTGTAGAGTATGTCATCCTGTAAACATTTCTAAATCCAAATATGAATTTGAAATTATAGAGTGGTTGAGGAACATATATGATGGCGAAATTATTCATGGTGATAGAAATATTTTGAATGGAAAAGAACTTGATATTTATTTACCGGCGATTAATATGGCTATCGAACTAAATGGACTTTATTATCATGGCGAAGTATCGGGTGGTAAATCAAAGAAATACCATCTAAATAAAACAAAATGGTGTACAGAACGTGGTATAACTCTAATACACATACTGGATATAGAATGGATTAATAAAAAAGAAATAGTAAAGTCCATACTACTGAATAAGATTAATTCGGAAAAAATAGAATCTATACATGGTAGAAAATGTACTTTAAGGGAGATACCGGCGAAAATATCAAATGAATTTTTAAATAAAAATCACATACAAGGTGAAGATAAATCCTCAGTTAGAATTGGATTGTATCACAACGACGAACTCGTTAGCGTTTTAACATTTGGTAAAAATAGATTTAGCAATGAAACAGAATGGGAGATGTATAGATTCTGTAATAAAGTTGGATTCAATGTTCGTGGTTCTTTGGAAAAATTATTTAAATATTTTGTTAATGAGTACCAACCAAATAATATAGTTTCTTTTGCAGATAGGCGTTACTTTACCGGTGAATCATATCGTAGGTTAAATTTCAATATCCACTCGGTAACTTCACCAAATTACCACTACTTTAAAATCAATAACAATAAAACCATATTTTCATCTCGTAACAAGTTTCAAAAACATAAATTAAAAAAATTACTTAAAGTTTATGATTCAACAATAACCGAATGGAGTAATATGCAATTAAATGGATTTGATAGAATATGGGATTGTGGAAATACAAAATGGATATGGAGTGCCAATAAAAAAAAATAGGAACCGAAGTTCCTATTTTTCATACCAATCGTTAATCATCCATTAAGCACCCGGGAATGCCGCACCTGTTGATTGAATGTTGAAGTCAAGAATAATGAACTCAGCAGTCTTAGCAGGTTGAAGGAATAATTGACCATAAAGAATGTTACGGTCGATTATATCTGCCGTGTTATTACTTTCATCCATAATTACACGGAATGCGTACAAACCTTGACGTTGTTGAATTGACTCCAAGTAAGGAGTTACAATATTCAAGAATCTCGTTCTTGTTTGTGTTGTATTTTGTTCAAACACAAGATAACGTGTTGCAGAAGCAATAAACTTCTTAGCAGCAATCAAGAGACGACGAACATTGATACGGTCAAGTGCTGAAGGACGACCTTGAAGCGTTTTTTGACCCCATACACATACTCCCGTTGAAGGGAATACCGCGATTGGATTGATACGTGCTTCATATAAGGTATCTCTTTCAACGTTTGTTAGACGTGTTCTAACTTCTACTACTTCGGTTAAACCACCACGATTTAAACCGGCGGGAGCAAACCATTCAGCAGATACTCTATCACTAAATGCAATCACTCCAGGAAGTACAACAGAAGGTGGAACCCAAACTGGCTTATTACGGTCTGTGTCAAGAATCTTAACCCACGGGTAATAAGTTGCAGTATAGTTAGAATCAAATCCTTCGGTTGTTGCTACCGCGGTTGCAATATTATCTTCCTTAGCAACCAAGTCCATTACATAGAAAGCATCACCACGTTCTTCACAAATATCTTTTGCATAAGTTGTTATAGAAGAGTGTAGAGAGTGAACCACACCCGGTGTAACAATCATATTGATGTCAAACTCGTCTGCATTAGATATAGTATCGATTGCCTTTTTATATGATGTGTAACCATCGGCAGAAGTTGATGAAATATCAAATCCTTGAGTGTTACCAGCAACGATGTATGAACCAACTTTCTTTTGAAGGTTTGGTTTGTGTCCATCGAATCCACCTTGGAACGGAAGTATAAATTTGCGGGTATCTAGTGCAGTATTGGTAGAAAGGTCTATTGAAGAACTATATCCACTAGCAGCACTTGGGAAATTAGCACCAGCAGGTTGTTGATAATTACCAAGATAAAAATCAGCGTTTGAACCTGTTGTTTGATTATTTGAAACGGGAAGTGGACGGAGATAATTGAAGTTATCAGTATTCGCGAAATCATAATCAAATCCCCAGAATACTCGTTTATTATAAGCACCGCCAACGGTCTGATTTTGTACATACGAAGCAGACATAGGTTGTGTAAATTGTACAGGTATTGGAGATACCGGAGCACGGAATCCAAAAGGAACAAGTGATGGAGAAACCGCACCATTAGCAACTGCCTCGGTTACTTCAACACGAATATATTTCGATTTGTTGCCATAGTCACCGTTAACAACCACTTTTCCTTCATCGGTTATTGTGATATATCTATCACCAATAACTCTTGAAATGTATTTAGGTGAATTTGGGTCTAAACTACATTTGAAGGATTCAACAACGTTAGGACGAATATCTTCGTCTTGTGTTGTGAACGGAGTTTGTGGAACCTTTGTTTGGTCAACAAAACGTACAACAACATCGAAGTCACCATATTCTGAACCGGCGATTGTTCCAGCAGGACGAATATTTGAAATACCAACTTTAACTTCATAGTTTGAATGAATACCATGAGAAAGAGTATAGAATTTGAAAAGATTCGTTGCAGTACCACCGATTTTCTGTGAAGTAACATACGGAGTAGATGCTTCAAGATAATCGTTGGTGAAATCCCAAGGGGATGAAGTTGAACCAGTTTCAATCAAAATTTGTGTTGCAGGGAAAGCTGCAAGAGAAGCAGATGCTGCCCATTTAAAATTAACGTAATTATAAACCGCATGAGTACCGTATGGATTATAACCATAAAGGTCTCCAATAAATGCAGAGTTTTCAGGGTCAATCGATGAACTATATGCAACACCATTTTCATCGGTTGCGTTTGTAAAACTAGAAACATCGGTTGTAAAACCACCGGAAACAGTTAATACAAAACTTCCACTTGAATTTGCAGATATTGTTGATTTACCGAACAATGAATCTGCATCGTCATTTGTTACAACAAAAGTTGGGTGAAGCAATGAAATCAATCGCTTACCAAATGAACCTGTAGCAACAACAGCAACAGGATGTTTAACCGAATAACCACCGGACCCCAATACACGAACGATAGTTGCACTACCGGCGTTATTTAGATAACTCTTAGCCGTATAAGGAAGGTATGACTGCTCATACGCTCCACCGAATTTAGTTACGTAATCGGAATAACCTTGAACTACCGTAGGAACAAATGCGGGGCCTTTCATAGTTGGACCTATGAGTGCCGCGCCAATTTGTGCAATCCCTTGTGGTAGAAATGAAAGGTCTTTCTCAACCGTAAAGACGCCAGGACTTACAATTCTTTCATTAGCCACTATTTATCTCCAAAAAAATGATGTAATATATCTACTATAAATATGAACAAAAAAGTTCAAATTATGCAACAGAAGGAATAAATCTTCCAGAATCTAAATCGAGGACGCCATCCCCATATTTATCATTTAGACTTTGAACCAATTCTTTTTCTTGAATTTGAAGGGCTTCATAATTTCTAAATAATTCTTCCCGTATTTCTTCGATTTCACCCAATCTCTTTTTAATAAGATGAAGTTCTACTTCAACTTGACCTATTTGGGCAGTTGTGGTTGCATATTTTGACTGCAATTCCTTAACAGACTCAATATCTTCTGATTGAAATTCTTTTTGAACTTGTTCTGACATAAAAACCTCTTTAATTAATAAAACATTTGTATTGTAATAAATATCATTCTAATTCCGTAGGATATACATCTGGACTATTATTTATTGATGTTTCTGTAAAATTATTTAATCTTCGTTTTATTTCTTCAAATTCTTCTACATTATCCGTATTTAAATTTTTATATGAGACATTAGGTTGTCCAAATACTTCGTTTATACCACGAAACGCCTCTGATGTAAATGATATTTTGTTAGGAGAAATTACTCGTTTAGTAGTTGCCTCACCTGCAATTTCTTTCGGTAAAAGATACGCATGAACGTTAATTTGAAAAGTTGCACGCACAATTCTGTCTTGACCGGTTGTATTATTATCTTCCACCGCAACCGAATCCATATTTGTTGAAAATTTAAAAAAGTTTTTTTCACCAAAAGATTGACCTGTGAAATAAACAAATTGCTCAATCAAATAATTTAATTGTTGTTGGTATTCACACCATACAATAAAATCGTAAGAAACATCAACATAATCTGGTATAGGGGTTATAAAATATTCGGTTGACTTCTTTGTACCATATACCGTAGAAAATCTATCGTATGGTTGTAATCGATCATATTTTGGTTTCATAATATAACCCAACTGATTCGTTGAAGCAACTTTATTACGTCGTATCTCAGAACTCACAGTTACGGCGGATCTTCTGAATGAGATAAGTGGCACCATCGTCTTACCCTTCTTATCTTTCAGAAACCCGTTCTTTTGTATCGATGCCCATTTTTCAGAGTTTGCATAAAGAGTTGGGACAGAAATATACTCCCCGTTATCTTCTATTTTAAGTTGCATCGTTTGATCAATGAATGTCTTTATCGCAAAATCAACATCATATAAAGTTATTCCCAGGTTACGTATTCTATCTTTATCTCTACGTACCTCACGATGTCTTGCCTTACCGAAATCTACTCTTGGGTTTTCGATAGAATTTTGGTCATCGATAAAAGAATCTCTCGTTCTTTTAATCGGCGGTTTTCTATATTTAGATGAGTTTTTCATTATATGTTATTAGGTAAATCATTTTCATTTAATCTAACCGATGAACGAACTTCTTCCACGTGTATTCTGGAACGACGTGTTAAGTGTGTATTTGCAATAATAGAAACATTATGTCCCCATCTCTCGGTTGCAAATGAGTAGTCGGGATTCTTACCGCCAAAATATTGATTTTCAACAATACCATCCACTTCCCAATACTCGCCGTTATACTCTATTACATCACCAACCTCAACGTAAATATTAACCTGTTTTAAATACTCACGAATAAAGCCAAATGTACAAGTTTGTGTATAATCTTGACCAAACTCGGTTCCTTCAAATGATTGTTGGTCTCGTGTAATTACTGCCGGCGACTTAACAGGTAAATGATAAATCTTCTTGTCAGACTCATCATACATATTAGTCTTTGTGTTTTCCAACGAAAGTTTATAGATAGCAACCTCTGTATCTATAATATCTGCAACAAGTTCCATATTAATTCTATGAACTAAACTTGCGTCTCGTTTTCCGTGAAATAGTGGCATAATCTTATCCGATATAAACTTTTAAAGGAGTACCATTTAACGCAACATTCAAGTGTTCTGTCTCTGCACGTTTTGCTTCAAGTAATTTTGAACGTGTCATTGTATCTAACATTGTTCTTAATTCCTCTATAAGACCTTGTTTTTCAGTACCGGCGGCGGATAACAGGTCTGCTGCATTTAAGGTTGTCTCACCGTTTGGAATTGGTAGTGACCCGTACTTACCACGAATATATCCCAAGTTTTCTTTAACCAATGCCAATGTGTATCTAAATATCCATTGACGACCTACCGAGTTTATACCACAATACTCCATTCGTTGATATGGTGCGTTTGATATATCGGAAACAGAACCACTTGGATGTTTGAGTGGATTGCTTCTCTCTTCCTTAACGATATAGTCTATCCAAAGAGTAAAGTCTTTAGTGGGAATTGGGTGTATTCTTAGTTGATTGTTTATGAGTTCAAATGAGTACGATGATTTTCTCATTAAATCGTTAAACTCTATCGCCTGAATACGGAGTAAGTCTGCGTACATAGGCATCAACATAAATGATACTCCGGTTGAATACGCACCGAATCCGAATGTATCTAACATTGCCTGATTACCTAAATACGGGTCATAGAAACGGATTGACGCTGGTGGAGCATAGTGATGTACACGTTTAATTTCAATAGAGCCGGTCGGTGCCTTCACGTCACGTATTAGAGTATTCAAATTATAAAGTTGTTGATTTTGTGTTAATTGAATAGAGGCGGTATAAAAATTAACGTTACCATTTGTAAAAGTTTCTGTCCCATACTCGGTCGCTAATTCAATTAAACCACCCATATTTGTTGATACAAATCGTTGAGTTAAATTATTAGAGGAAGGAGTGTTCATAATACTCAACATATTCTGCTGGATATTATACTGATTGACATGATTCGAGTATTCCGAAACGGCTTCCTCGAAACAGGCATAAAAGTTTTCTGCCTGTAATTCAATGTCCACAAGAGGATAACCCAATCTTTTTGAGCACCAATTCGCTACACTATCGGCATCTCTTTGGAAATCATAGTCAAAATCATAGAATCCAAACGGAGTATCTCCATCTGAAAAGCTACTGCTCCCCGGCCATATTGGAATTTCTGTCATGTTTTCTTCCTATTATTAAAGGCTAATAAAATAGTTTTACCATATCTATAAATATAACAGAAATTTATTTTGTTTACGCATACTCATATTATCAAGAAACTCCTGTTATCTTAGAAATAGACGCCTTCAATACAGAAGACACCTTACCCACAGAACTATACAAGACTCCAGAAACTTTAAGAATATTTGTTATTATAGAAGAATACGTGTAATTATTTGCTACAAATGGACTACTGAAGTATGTAAAATCCATTAGCTGCAAGTTAATACTTGTTTTTGCCGCCGGCGGAACGAGCGGATTTCCATAAATAGTATAATCTAATAGTTGTAGATTAGTTGGTAACGTTGATGTAATTACGCTAGTCGTTACAACTGTGAATGTACCACTTGACGTGAAAGTATGGATGGTATAAACACCCGATACACTTTTAGTTCCACCTGTTGTTAATGCAGCATCAATTCCAGAAGAACCATTGGTTTTGTAACGAATGATTACAACCCCAGATCCACCA